CCATTTTGTGATATGACTGGGCCGGAGAACGTGGTATTTGCCATGATTGTTCCTTACATGCAAGTGAGGGTGTTCTGTCTGCATGTCGTCAGCCGGGACTGTCAGAACACCGGATAACCCCGGAATGCGTTCAATATACACCAAAAGAAAAGGGGGCACAAGGCCCCCTTTCCGGTTTATCAGGCAGAGCCTGAAGAACCCCACATACCCAATGGGTCAGACCAGCCGAAGCTGTAACGCTCACGGGCCTTGTAACGGACGTTACCTGTGTCGAAGTCGCCGTCCATGCTGTTTTGCAGCGGGGTGCGGACGAAATGCTTCATACCGTTAGGCACGTCAGTGGTCAGATACCAACCGTTGGTGTCAGTCAAGAAGTGATTGACGGTGTAGCCCTCGGGGATTGCGCCCATCTGTTTGATAGCGTTGATGTCGTTATCAGCAGTGGAGACACGCAGTTCAGTGTCAAGCAAACGCTTGGCAACGAACATGAGTGCTGGAGGCACAATCATTTTCTTGGGCTTAGCGGCAATCAACAGGCCACGCTCATCAGTCCAAGCGGCGATTTGAATAACGGCTGCTTCCAAAGAAGTCTCGTTCAAATCAACTTGGGTGGTGGGAGTGTTGCTGTTGGTGCCACCAGAGATCAAGGGGTGGCTTGCGTTGAACAAGGACACGCCGTCGCCACCGGGGTAGCTGGAGCTGAAGCCATTGTTCAGGACGGCAGCAGCCTTGACCTGTTTGGTGTAAGCCATCGCACGAGCCAAAGACTTGGTGTAGCGGGCAGACAACGAGTCATACAAGTTATCTTCCACTGCTTCTTCAGTGATGGAGAAGCCCAAAGCGATGGTTTCGTGGGTGTAGCGGGTTGACCATGCTTCTTGTGCATTGTCGTAAGCGATGGCTGAGCCCTCGTTCTTGACAGGTGCGGCAGAGAAGCCGGACAGCTTGGTTTCTTCTTCAAACGAACGCTCAGAAGTCTCGGTTTCGTAGATTTCTTTGTGTTCTTCGCCGTAGCGAGCGTACTCCATACCGAACAAAGCGTTCAGACCGGGGAGCAACTCTTTCAGCAGTTGTGCGCGTGAAATAGCCATGATTTAGCTCCTTGATTAAACGCCAGAAGCGATAGTGGTTGTGTGAATCTCAAAGTTCCAACGAACGATGAGTTCTGGGAAGACAACGTTGCCAGAACCGTTAACGTATGAAGTCTCATAGACAACATCGACAACATTCATTGGCAGTGTGCCTGTGGTTGCAGATGATGCAACAGCTACGCGGCTATTGCCAGTAGTTGTCAAACCAGTGTTCTGCACCAATGCTACGTTAGTACCAATAACGGCAAATTGCGTAGTACTGGAAGGCAGCAAGCCAGAGGTGGCATCATCAGGCGTAGCGCCAGTAGCGATCACAGCCTTAAACAGCGTGTCGGGGTCATTACTTACATAAGCAGTAATGTACGTACCGGTTGGCGCTGCTGTATTAGCTGGGAAATACTGAGCAAAAATGGTCTGGCCTTGCGAGTTAACGTAAGAACATCCCAAGAAAACACCAATGATCTGTGAGGTTGTCACAGTTGCACGGGCGGTTGTAATGGCAGATTTGATAATCGTGCCATCGTTAATCATCTCAATGGGGTCACCATAGAAGATGCTAGTGTTGTACGCCGAAGCAATACGGTACTGACGAGTGGCACCTGCAAAAGGTGTACCGCCGTACAGATTGATCGGCTTCAGCCCGTAAGGGGCGTTTACCGTTGGAAAAGCCATTTGAAAGACTCCTAAAATTTAAGAACCAGAACCGAAAGTGACCTTGGTTTTCTTTTCTGAGAAAAGAGGCATCCTTGGATCACTATCACGAAGGAAATTGTTGTCTACGGATTCCATTTGAGCCTTGTTTTGGTCAGCGTAGTACGCTGCCCGCTGTTGCAAGAACTCTGATGGGATGCGGCAGAGCAACAAGCCACCTACTTCAACGTTGCCTTTAAAGCGACCTTCAGTAGTTGCGTGCATCATTAGCTCGGGATACTCCTCTGCTTTGCAGGGTTCATATCCTTCGCGCAACTTTGAAGAAATATTGCTGGGATCAGCAGTTCCTAATGTACTCAAGCGCACCCATCGGTGTGTCCAGCCCGGACGGTGATCCGGGGCGGGTAAGGTCTCTGGAGGACGCCACGCTGTTGGGCGCTGCATCACTGTACGAGAATCTACTTCACGCGACGAACGATTTTGTGCCTTATCGGCAACTTGAACTTTTTCCATTATTGACCTCTTCTAAGTTGAGCAACCTGTTTTGCGTATTCTTCCAAGGGCACCCCAAGTCTGCGAGCAATCGCAGCTTCTGATGCCTTTAATTTGATACGGTTAGGCGGAGTACTCCGTGTAGCCGGGGCTACAGGCGAAGTAATTCTTGTTGCACGGCGCGGGGTTTCATCATCCTCGTCAACCGGTTCTGACTTTCTTGTGGAGGAGTCGTCTTCCTCATAGCTCTGGTCACTTTCAAAGTGCTCAGGAAATCTTTTGCGCATCGTTTTGTCGATGGTTTTGAAGTACTCTTCAGTACCTACATATTCCGCACCATACTCCCTTTGTAAACGCTTGTCAATGCCCATAGCGGCCATTGTCATTTCTTCGTCTTTACCCCACCAATCGCTGTTGGAATCTACCCACTTCTGGGTACGGGGGGTTACTCGGGGGGCCTGTTGCTTAGTAGGAGCTTCAAATTCCCTATCGTCCACCTCGATGGGCCTCATGCCGGAAGCTTTATCCAGTTTGAGCGTAGCCTTGGCAATAGTTGCTTGAGCTTCCGCCAGCGCATCTACGTCCCCAGCTTCATAGGCTTCTTTGTAAGCTTTCTTGGCGTTAACCAATTCGACTTCCGCAGTAGTCTGTGACTGCTCAATAAAGGCTTTGCTTCCGTGTGAAAGCTGCTGTTGAAGGCGTTTGTTTTCCTCGTAAACCTGCTTGGCGTAGGCTTCAGCGGCTTCTCGCTCGCGCAGGGCTTCCTCTTTGGCACGACGCTCGTCGTGATAGCCACGGGTAAATTTCTTAATCCGGGCCTGTACTTTCTCGTCATACGAGGCTAATTCATCGTCGGTCGGGTCTTCCACCGGCTCTTTCATGGGCTTGCGGCCACGATCTTCGGGTGGGGTATCGTCCTCGATTTCTACTTCAAACTTGTCTTTAGCAGCAGCCTTGGCGTCCTTTTCATCAGGAAACTCGTAAACTTCTTCATTAAATTTTTGTGTTGCCATGTGTTACTCCTTATGCAGCTCGTGTGATGCCACGGGGGTCTTCCACAACAGCCTCAACCGAATCATCATTGATGATGCGGAATTCACGGCCATGAATCTTCAAGCGAGTGCCTGAATTTGGGCGGACGATGACAAAGTCACCTTCCTTACAGCTCGGCCCACTGGGGAACCGGGTAGTGTCTTTGTAAGCGTCTGGGCCTAGTTTGACCACGAACAGCACAGGAGTGAGCACTTCTTCGTAGTGCATGGACTGGCTGGATTTCACAATCCCAATCTCGCTGTCTGAGTACTCTTCCATCGCCTCGGGGACAACAGTCAAGATATGGAAGCGTTGGGGGTCAGGCAATTGCTTGGCTTTTTGTTCTGCGGTGGTATTCAAAATACCGGACAGATCAACTGCCGCAACGTCAAATTCAGTCGTCATTGTGGTTCCTTTGCACTAGCTCGTTGATGATGTTTTCTGCGTAGTTCAGACCTAGGATGACTCCGCAGACTCTCCGATATTCCTCAATGTGGTCGCAACGTCCAGCAGCAGCGTAAGCTTCACGTTCCTGCTTTAACTTATTGATTTCACTGATGATTACGGATAGCAGTTTGTGTTCGTTCACTTACTCTCCTTCTTGCTGGGCTGATTTCGTTGCGCTGCCCGTTGCGCATTTTGCATGGCCATTTGAGCGCGGTGTTTTGCAGCGTCTATGCCCATACGAACTCCTTCCATCTCCATTTGTTTGGAGAGCTTGTCTTTTGCAGCGGCTGCGGTGGCTCCCACTTGCATTGCCGCGATTTCTTTCTGCGCCTCGATGCGGGCTTCTTCGATACGAAGCTGGTCTGCTTTGGCAGCAGCGTCGATCTGTTGCTTTTGCTGCTTGAGCTTCAAGTCCTCCATCTTGATCTGGAGTTCTTGCATCTGCATCTGGACGATGGGGTCCTGCATCTGCTGTTGAGCTTGCTGCTGCTGGGCTTCTTGTTGCGCTTGTTGTGTGAGCTTTTGTGAGGCTTGAGCCACCATCATGGCGATCTGATCGGCGATTTCTGGGGGAACCTGCTTGTTCTGCTCCTCGTTTGGCAGCGGCATACCCATCGCCATCTCGACCTGCTTGCGATACTCGAACGCCATGTGCTCGTTGATGTGGGCCATTGCTGCGGCCATGATCGCCTGCGCCTGTGGGTTCATCTGCATCATCTGCTGAATCTTGGGGTTCTGGATCGCAGCCATGTGTGCCTGAATGTGGGCTTCATGATTCTGCTCAACAAACGCCTTGACTGGCTTCATAGTCAGCAGGTTCTGGTTCTCCTGCACTGGGTCGGTTGGCGTCGCATCGTCCTCGGTGGGCACGAGCTTGGACGCATTCTTGATACCCAGCACTTCAATCATCTGACGGTGCAACAAGGGCAGGTCATACAACTGAGGGGCTTGCTGGGACAACTGAAGAACAGCCTGATACTGCACGATCTTCTGGGCCATCGTTGCAGCGTTGGGGTCGCTCACTGGGATCACGTCCACAGAGTCGTAGTCTGCTTTCTTCGCCTTGCGGCCAGCGTCTTCTGGCTCGTACTCATACTCCTCGGGGGTGTAGTCGGCGATGATGACCTTCAACAGTTTGAATTCCTGCTTCATGGTGTAGTGCAGACGCGCTTGCACCGCAGTCATCACTTTGAGAGTGCGCTCCAACAGGGCCAAAGTCGTACCCACTGGGGCTTGGCTGGACATGTCGGACACGTTCATGTCACCACTTGAAGCAAACTGACGGCCCTCAGTCACGATGTTTTGGAACAGCGCAAACAGAACTTGTGAGGGTTCTTTGTACGGCAGGGGCAGAATGTTGTCGCGGATGGAACCGCTTGGAACGTCTACGTCTCGGAACTCTCCGGGCTGGATAGGTGTATCGTCACCTTTGACGCGGAGACCACGAGATTTGAGACCCCCGGGTAAGTTCGAAAGTGTTCCTGCATCCACGAGTTGACGGATGAGCATCGTCGCGCTCTTCGCGTACCCCCCGATAAGGTGGATAAGGCCGTAACCATAGAAGCCAAAACCGGGGATGTACTGGTAGTGAACGAAGTGTTGTCGTTTTGTGTGGAGCTTATCTCCCTCATACCAATTCCTCCGTATGGCCAGCACCTTGCGTGTGCCTTTCTCGATTGTCACAACGTATGGCAGGGCGATACCTGTCAGACGACCCTTTTTATCTGTGTGCTCGAACCCACTCAGGTCCAAGTCAACGTGCATCTCAAGCACTCGGTAGCGATCATCTTGGAGTGCGCTCAGGCCCATCTCCTCGGCCTTTTGCTTCTCGACGTCGTCTAATTCATAGCTTGGCTCGCCCAGCTCTACGTCCATGTAGAACCCAGCCTCCATCAGCTTGGTCATCTCGTTCTCGGTCTTACGCATGACATGCGTGACCCGCTCCGCAGACTCCAGATTGGACGCGCCATAAGGAACAACGATGTCC